GCGCGTACCAGACTTCAACGTTGGTTGCATACAGCTCAAGTTCGTGGGCTGTGTCTGAGAGGGTCATGGGTGGACCTTTGGTTGGACTCTCACAATGTAGCACATAATCGAGGTTATGTGTCAAGCCTGGAGCGCCTAGCGTGTCTCCCTGGTCCGGTTAATATTAGTGAAGGTCTACGAATGCCAGCCCGTGGCTGATAACAACACAGGCGAAAAGCCCACGAATGTAAGCAATGATGAGTCGAAGCGATGGCGCAAGGGCAAGGGTGCAGCGCATCGCGTAGAGGAGAGAGCCCAGGCTGCCTATGCCTACATCTTGGAAGGTGGCACGAGAATTCAGATCTGCGAAAAATTGGCGGCTCGCTTCGGTGTCTCTGTACGTACTGGACATGAAGACTATCGCCGTGCGATGGAACTTCTCAAAGAGGAACAAACGGGCACGCGCGAGGAATTACTGAACCAATTGCAGGCTCTGCGCCTCGCAACTGTCCAGAAGGCCCTTAAAAGGGGACATTTTCAGACCGTTGCAACGCTGCTCGGTGACATGGGCCGCGTTATAGGCGAGGCTGCACCGGAACAGCTGGCGCTGCAGGTCCCGACTCTGGACATCCGAATCGAGAATGAGAATCAATCTCAATAGATTGTCAAGGTTCTTGCTACAATACATGTGTACTATAACATTTTAGGCACAAAAATACTCCCACAAAGTGTAGCTAACTCTGCGGGAGTTTTTGTTAGTAACTCAGCGGCCCCAGACTAACACTTTGCAGTAGCTGTGGTGGTTGTTACTTTTCATACAATTTTGGTAGGCTAGTTCATCCTGAACGTGGAAGAATTTACCTGCAAAAATTGTCAACGAAGCAACAGAAATAAGCGAGACAAAATACAACTTGGAAGACATAACTTTGGGTGAGTTAGTGTTAGCAACTGTGCTGTTGCTAAATATATTCTACCGCCAGAAAATAATTGTGCTAGGTTTACTGTGCCACTGTGCCAGCTGCCACACGCTCAGAAAATTCTGATTTTTCGGGAAATTTTTTAGTAAATCTGTACTGTGTGCCAGTCGGTGCAACTGTCACACGGGGGGTAGGGTTGCAAAGTAGTACGCTTGTATCAAGGCGCGGGGAACTTACTGATACATCCCAGTTTATTTGATTGTACTACACCCACCCGGGGGGTAGGGGTTGAAAAAGCAGTTAATGTAATACCCATGGCCGTACAAAATGCACCCCCACTTAGTCTCCGCTGGGCACAGGGGCAAGTATTCACCGACGAACACAGATTCCGCGTCCTCGTTGCAGGCCGCCGCTTCGGAAAGTCATACCTTTCCTGCGTCGAACTTTTGCGTGGAGCGATCAATAACCCCGGCGAAACCTTCTTCTACTGCGCCCCCACCTACCGGATGGCGAAAGATATTGCCTGGAAAGTGCTCAAAAAACTCGTCCCCAAAGCCTGGATCAAAACTAAGAACGAAACCGACCTGAAATTAGAGCTAGTCAACGGCTCAACCATCGAACTAAAAGGCACAGAAAACGCAATGGCCCTCCGTGGCCGCTCCTTATCCGGCGTCGTACTCGACGAAGCCGCATTCATGGACGCCGAGGTCTGGTTTGAGGTCATTCGCCCCGCCCTGGCCGACAAACAAGGCTGGGCACTCTTTATCTCCACCCCGGATGGAACGGCCAGCTGGTTCTACGACCTTTGGTGCTACTGCGAAGATGACCCAACCCACGAATGGAAGCGCTGGTGCTACACCACCATCCAAGGCGGAAACGTCCCAGCCGACGAAGTTGAGGCAGCCCGCGCTCAACTTGATCCGCGCACGTTCCGCCAGGAATTCGAAGCGTCCTTCGAGAACCTAACCGGCCTCGTCGCCATCAGTTTCTCCGACGACAACATCTCCACCGAAGCCAGAGACATCTCCATCCAACCCCTCCTCCTGGGCGTGGACTTCAACGTGGACCCCATGAGCGGGATCTGCGCCGTCAAAGACAAAGACACCCTCTACGTCTTCGACGAAATCATGCTCACAGGCGGTGCAACCACCTGGGACTTCGCCGAAGAAGTCACTAACCGCTACGGCGTAGACCGCCGCGTCATCGCCTGCCCCGACCCCACAGGTGGAGCGCGCAAAACCAGCGGCGTCGGCGTCACCGACCACGCAATCCTCCGCCGCAGTGGCTTCACCGTCCAATCTCCCCGCTCCCCCTGGAAAATCCGCGACAAAATCACCGCCGTCAACACCGGCCTTATGGACGCCTCCGGCACCCGCCGCGTAAAAATCCACCCCCGCTGCAAAGAACTCATCAAATCCCTCCGCACCCTCACCTACGCCCCTGGGACGGGCCTACCTAACAAAAATCTGGGAGTGGACCACGCCTTCGACGCTTTCGGGTATCTTGTGTTGCAACAGTTCAACCTGGCGAAGCCTGAAACGCTGGGGGCCACGTCATACCGCTTGTATTGAGGATGTTTCGTCCGCTCAACGCACCTTGTTGTCCTAAATGCGGATCAGAGGAGTCCAAGGTGATGGGGCGTTATACGTCACAGGACAACGATTGTGTGCGTGAGCGCCGCTGTTTGGAATGTGATCACCGTTGGAAGACGCTGCAATCACCTGAGGAAGAGCTTCATCCGTCAGTACAGGTAAGGTTTTTCCGCTGGAACTCGCCTAGCGGTAGAAAACGGCGAGTAACGCTGGAATACGGGTCTAAAGCTGTTTAGACTGGGTGTAACGTCGCATTTCGCGTCATGCCTGGTCATTACGGACACGGTGGCAAGAAAAAGCCCAAGGGCAAAAAGAAGGGCAGCAAGAAGATGTGAGAGCTACACTGTAAATACAGAGGTTTTTAGCCATGCCTGCCAAAAAACGTGGTTTGTACGCCAATATCGCGGCCAAACGGCGTCGAATTAAGGCGGGTTCTGGCGAAAAAATGCGTAAACCGGGTGAGCCGGGCGCTCCAACAGCCAAAAACTTTAAACAGGCGGCCAAAACCGCCAAAAAACGCAAGCCCAAGCGTAAAAAGTAGTCATCAGCGTTATTGACGTGGCTGCCCAGTCGTAAAGAGTTAGACTGAGCGCTATAGACCCTTCTTATGTCTAAAAATGGCTGTTCTTCGCGGAGAGCAAGGATCGGTCCAGTTTGAAACCGGTGCTGGCAGTCTTGCCACAGTTGTCGGCACTCGCAGCTGGACACTGAACATCACGAAAGACACGTTGGACACTACGGTCCACGGCAACACCTTTCGTCAGTTTGTCGGCAGTCTGATTAGTGGTTCTGGCACGGTTGAGCTGGTTTACGACCCGGACGCAACTGGTCAAGCTGGTTTGATCGAAGACATCGTAAAAACCAACGACACTGCAGACGCTTCGTTTGAGTTGTTTACCACTGGCAGCTCTTCAGGAACTGATTCTGTTGCTTTTGGTGGAATTATTACCAGCATGGACATCACGTCTACTGTCGGTGATTTAGTTGTTGCTACCTGCAACTTCGTTACCAGCAGCACCATTACTTCTAACCTTGAGTAAGGGTTAGGACAATGGCAGAGCGCAAAAAACGTAAGCGTGGTCCCAACCTTAGTGTTGGGCGTGGTGAAAAACTGCCTGCTAGTAAAGGTGCTGGTCTTACCGCTAAAGGCCGCGCCAGGTATAACCGTGAAACGGGTTCAAATTTGAAGCCGCCAGTCACGGGTAAACCTAAAAGCAAGGCAGAAGCCGCTCGTAAGAAGTCTTTTTGCGCTCGTAGCCGTGGATGGACAGGTGAACGGGGTAAAGCGGCCCGTCGTCGATGGGGCTGTTAGTAACTCACTTTTGAGGTGTCATGACCTACTCTGTGCCGGGTCTGGTAAGAACGCATTTAGTCAGCTCTTCCTATTTAGGAGGTGTTGATAGTCCGTTCGTCCGGACACGAGCAGTAATCGACCAGATGAAGGGCTGGGAGATTATGAAAGCCGTGACAAGCGGCACAGAGTACTTACGTGACAACTCAGAAGCATTTTTACCATTAGAGCCACGCGAGGATTACAGCGCATACCTGGCGCGGGTTAACCGATCAGTTTTTACGCCGTACACGCAACGGTTAATTCGAGCGGCAGCTGGGTTGATTCTGCGTAAACCCATTAGTGTTGAGGGAGACCCATATTGGACCAATGTCTTTAACAAGGATGTTGATGGTTGTGGATCAGATTTAGATGAGTACGCTCGACGGCTCTTGATCTGTGCCCTGACTTATGGGCACTGTCACACTCTGGTTGATTTTCCTGCGCCATCGGACGCGAGAAGTCTTGCTGAGGAGCGTGCTCTTAATCGTCGGCCCTATTGGATTGAAGTGGATCCGACCCAAGTTTATGGTTGGCGACTGGACCGAGAAGTCAACTACGGCAACCTTACGCAAGTTCGTATTGGTGAAAAAGCCGTTGTGCCTGACGGTGAGTTTGGAGAGAAAGTTTATGACCAAATTCGTGTCATCGAGCCAGGTCGTTATCGTGTCTTCCGGCAGGAAGAGCAGAAAAAAGAGATGCAAGGGGCGTTCCCATACCCCTCTAGCTTCGATCAATCCGACGCTACAGCGGAGTACGAGTTGGTTGAATCAGGTGATTTTTCACTTGGCCAGATTCCGCTGGTAACGATTTATGCCAATAAAACGGATACATTGACGAGTAAGCCGCCGTTGCTGGATATTGCTCATCTCAATCTGGCCCATTATCAACGGCAAGCGGATCTTATCCACAGCCTCCACATCGCTTCGCAGCCGATGCTTGTCCTTGAAGGCTGGGATGACCAGACAAAGGATATGGCGATTAGCGTTAATTACGCGATGGCGACCCAGCCGGGTAACAAGGTCTATTACGTGGAGCCTGCGTCAAGCGCGTTTGAAGCGCAGTCGGCGGAAATACAGGAGTTACAGCAGCAAATGGCGACGCTTGGGATCAGCACGCTGAGTCAACAAAAGTTTGTTGCTGAATCTGCTGATGCCCGTCGCCTGGATCGTATCGACACTAATTCAATGCTGTCGATGGTCTCAATGGACCTTGAGTCAGGTTTGCAAAAATCGTATGACTTGGCTGCTGATTACTTAGGTTTAGAGCCACCTGAGGTCAAGATTAGCCGTGACTTTGACCTGCAACGGCTTATCGGGCAGGACATTGCAGCAATGGCTCAGCTGTTTGAAGATAAGGTCATCGATCGGGATGAGTTCCGTGAGATGCTTGTGCAAGGCGAAATCTTGCCTACCGTGGCCCAAACGGAGGATCAACCTGAATGACCAAGTCTATTCAGCGAGTATTGCAGTCTGACGGTACTTACCGTTGGGAATCTGTCGAGCATTTAAGCGAAGCAGAGCAAATCAAGCAAAAAGAGCCTAGTTCACCACCTAAATCGACAAAAAAGACAAGAACTACTAAGGTGGCAAAGCAAACTAATACAGAAGAAACGTCTTCGTAATGGAAGAACAAGTCATCCAGGAAACGCCCGTGGCGTCTTCTGAACAGCCCGTGGCTGAGACTCCAAGCACCGTCAACATTGATGTTTCTGCGTATGAGCAGAAAATTCAGACGCTCCAGCAACGTGCCAGTGAAGCCGAGGAAAAATTCCAAGGCATCAAGGGCAAGTTAGACGAGGTCTACAAAAAACAAGATGACCAGCGTCGTAAGACGTTGGAAGATCAAGGTCAGTGGAAAGACCTTTGGGAGGAAGCCAACAAAACTGCTCAAAGCAAAGACCAGCAGATTGCTGACCTGGAACGGCAGTTAGCCGAGCTTCGCAACTCCAATGAGACTGCAGCAATGCAAACTTCAGCACTGTCTGCCATTAGTCAGGCTGGAGCGATCAATGCTGAGCAGATGCTACGTCTTGTTCAAAGCGACCTTAAAAAGTCGGATGATGGCAGCGTCAAGGTGCTTGACGGTGGTGTTGAGCAAGACATCAATGTCTACCTTGCCAAGTTGAAGAATCCTGGTTCTGGCTACGAGCATCATTTCAAACCTAGCGCTCAAGCTGGTATGGGAGCCAAACCAACTACAGGAACTGCTGGTGCAGCAGGCGTCGCTAATCCTTGGTTGGAAGGTAGTATGAACTTAACAAGGCAAATGGCCTTGGAAGCTACCGACCCTGATCTTGCAGCTGTGCTCAAGAGAGAGGCAGGTAAATAGTCCCCGTGGGACACCACTTCGAGTCCGTGACTTGAAACCCCGCAAACGTTATCCCTGAATAAGAAATGGCCGCACCATTTCAGAATTATTCCGGCGGTGTCCTTCTGGCGGACATCGTAAAAAGGAAT